CCTAAGAATAGTAAAGTTTAGCACCGAGTTGAAGTCAAAACCTCATTCTAGTAATGTGTGTGTTCAGTAAAATTCGTTCGGAATTGCCTCCGGATGGTCCCCTTAAAGGGGGTCGTCAGACCACAGGTCCTTCACGCCGTACACCATCGGGCGGATGCAATTTGAATTTTACCACAAAGAAAGCGCATGTTACCACCTTATTCAACTCAAACAGCCGGGAGGGGAGTCCCTCCCCCGGGTCCGTTGGTAAAAAGTCCTCGACGGGCCCTTCGCTAGTGCAAAGGACTTCCGCCTTATTAGGTGGCCTCGATCTGATCTTAGAGCATCATGATGCTGGATCGAGAATTCGGGAAGCGCTCAAGGTTCAGTGTCATTCTTATTTAGATACTAGTTTGACCGAAAAGATCTGGCTTAAGAGATGTAAATATCTCCTATCCTATCCTCTCGCTAGATTTTTAAAGAACGACCTTCCCCCTAGTCCGGACTGTGTCTTTAAGCCAGCCGGACCTCTCAGAAAATGGATGAAAGCACGTTTGAATGCCTTCAATCCGAAAAATGTACATTTATGGTATAGTTGGTTTCAAGCCAAGAGATCGACTTTGCCACTTTCGGATTCAATAGTGAACGAAACCTATGATGATCATTTTAAAACTCTCACCTCTCCGGATCTAGGAGAGGAAGATATTATCGAGAAAATCTTTCAGAATTACGAATTCCAAACCGTTCTCTTAAAACTTAAGAGCGGAATCCTAAGGAATTTTGATAAAAATTCCTATATCCAGGAGATGCCTAAGCAATCTGCCTGCTTTGAAGGAAAACGTAAAACTGGAGGACAACTTGATAGTCTCCGAGACATGGTCGGATTAAAATCTTTTAATTCCTTATCGAAGGATCTTCGTCGATCTGGAGTTGTTGAGATTATCCCACCTGAATTCCATTCAATGGAATATAGACCATGGGTTTATTCGAGACAAGGTACTCGAACTAATTTCGTCCAAACACGCTTCTGCGCATATGGTCGTGAGGAATGGAATTCCACGATCCCCGCTCTCGCAAAGAAGCTAGTTCCAACGGTTCCCCTTAGTTGTACAATACAAGCAGTTTTAGAGCCAAATAAGATAAGAGTTATCAGTAAAGGTAACGCCTTGCCTTATTACACATGTAAAGGGCTCCAACTGTGCATGCATAGCCTTCTTAAGAAGATACCATGCTTTCGGCTCATCGGCCGTCCTTTGACCGCACTTGATATTCATGATATCGCGGCTCATGTCCCAAATCCAAGACCTGACCTCTCTGATTACGTCTGGAACAGCGTTGATTATAGCGCCGCTACAGATGGTTTAAGTTGGAAGTACAGTAGTAGAATTTTAAAGGTTCTATTATCTGAGCTCCCAATGGAAGATCAATTGAATTATTTTAACGTCTTGGGACCTCACGTTCTTCACTACCCGAATAAGGGTGAAGTAGATGAACGGGGACTTCAAAGAAATGGACAGTTGATGGGATCCATCCTCTCTTTTATCATACTCTGTTTAGCCAATCTTGGCGTTTTCCTACACTCTGTCGATTTGGCAGGGTATAACTCAAAACATATTTTGGAAAATGTCTTGATAAATGGAGATGATATGGTTTACGCTTATCCCAAGATAGTATACAACGCAAACGTATCTATCGGTAAGTCTGTAGGCCTAGAAATGTCCGTCGGTAAAGCTTACAATCATCGAGAATATTTAAATATAAATTCTCAAAGTGTATTATATCCCCTCCATAAGGAGGTAGAGCTTCGAAAACTCAAGTGGGTTAACTACTTGAATACCGGACTTTTCTTTGGACGACATAAGGTCCAAGGGAGGAAGGATGATGGCAAGCAGAAAACAGCTGACCATCACACAAAAGTGAAGGAGGGTATAACCCCCAATTTAAATTGTCTCTTACAAGGTGCACTACCTGGTAAGGAGCATGCTCTACTTAAGAAGAGTCTTGAAGTCCATAAGGAGACTATAAATAAAGAATGTATGGCTTTAAGCCATCGAAAGACTCCCCTTAAGCGGAATCTCTTCGTCCCTCAAGTTCTAGGAGGGATGGGTATACGGGCACCAGAAGGATGGAAATTCTTCTTGTCTAAACAAGATCTCCATGTTGCCAATGGAATCATTAGCTCTGTACCTGACCTTCCTTTTGCCTTAGAAAGGCCTCTCCCAGGTGAACCTGCTACAATCTTAGAAGATTGGAAAGTAACTCCTTGGGAAGATCGCGAACAAAAGGATGATAGCGAAGAGATGCGTTTTCCGCTTAAGCGGATCGACTATAAGGCCCTTAAGACTTATTGTCGCTCTCCTGACTTCGAGTTCTATATACCGAACCGTTCAGCTCAGATAGTTAAAACTGAGAGACCTAAGCCGCCTAGAAAGGCGAAGTATCTTCATTTAGATAAAGATAGCTTGGTTAATTACGATTTCCATCTGGCGCTCTTTGAAGCCGACCCTGACCTAACGAATGACTTCGTTAAAGATACGGAAGACTTCTTCGATAAGATAAAAGAAGAACGTCTCAATCTGCTTGAAGCAGTGAATCCCCTCCCTGTAGCGAATGGTGGAGCTGACCGCATGAATGCGGGTATGGTCCACGAATTGCCTCCTGATATAAGGAATAAACAGGGTGTGAATTGCTTCCGAAAGTTGTTTGAAAGTCAAGATGGAGAAGACCTGGAAAGTCTATAAACTTAGCCATGGGGTTCCATGGTGTAAACCTCCCAAAATCGGTGTGTGAAAGACACTTAATATTTCCGTGCTAAATTCGTCAAAGAATTTCTCGATGTTCGTAGCATTTGCGATAACGTCGTATAATTAAGTTATATACGCGTCGACTAATGTCTAGAAGTTGTATTCAAGAAATATCCTATAAGGTACTTTCTTATATGACAGAACAGTTCTTTCCTGTCTCGAGTTGTTGTAACCGCGGTTCTACGGAACAGCGAAAATGTAGTTACTGAGCTAAGTGACTCGGCGATAAATGCCAAGAGACTGCACGGGAGGAGGGTTAATCCCCTTCCATGGAATGTACAGTCCCATTCTTGTTCAGTGGGATCCCATATATGAACAACCAACCTACTACTGCTGCCCGCGTCCGATCTGCAAGATCCGCACGAGGAGGCAAACCTGCTAGCCCTATTACTAAAGCTGGCAAGGCTCTCGCTAAACAGAAGCGTGAAAACAAGGCTCTTAACAAAGCCCTCAGACCCCAAGGAATCACCTCGAAACTTGAAACAGTTCCCGTCGCTCGATCCAGGTTTATTACAACTGGATCTCCCAAACAGAAGACTCTCCCAAATGGAGATGTTATTGTGGAACATCGTGAATTCCTCCAAAACATAGTTGGCTCTCAAGCCTTCAGTGTTAGTGGAAGACCCGTCAATCCTGGTCAAGGCCAGACTTTCCCATGGCTGCAATATCTTGCTGCCCTCTATGAATCTTATCGATTCGAGTTTCTGGAGTTTGAATACCAGAATACCTGTGGTTCATCCACAGATGGGTTAGTCATGCTTGCCATCGATTATGATGCAAGTGACCCCGCGCCCGGTGACAAAGTCACAATGGCCACTTATCGTGGTTATGCGCGAGATGCTGCTTGGAAAGACTTTCGTCATCACAGCATCGACGCTGATCTTCACAAACTGAAGTCGAACTATGTTCGCCCAGGGGCTCTATCCGCAAATCAGGATATTAAGCTCTATGATGTCGGTAACATGTTTATCGCCACCGAAGGAATGGCCGGGGCAACTACCGTCGGAGAACTTTACGTAAATTATAAAGTTCGTCTGATGACCCCACAGCTTGGAAGCTCCCTCGCAGGTCTATCAAAATCTGCAAGATTCACTTCAGGTACTGCTGCTAACAGCGCTGTCGCTGTTACAGGCTCTAATGCACCTGTCGCTGTTTCCGGTGATTCTATTAATGGAATCACGTTCACAGCGTTAGCGCCCTTTAGCGCTCTCGTCACCTGCGTCTTTCAATCGACTTCAGGTGCTTCTGCGATCGTCACCACGGGTTCTACCTGTACGATCGAGAGTGTGAACAGTTTATCTGGAACTCCAAACGGTAATTATTTTGCTCAAATAAGCATGTTACCCGGTCAGACCCTGATCTTTAACAATACCAATCCTGGTAATGCAACTGTTCAGCTGGCTCAATTCAACACCGCAGTTCTCTAAATGAAGAGACTTCGATCTTAAACTAATGCACTGTATATTACAAAACTGGCGAGCTCCGCGATCCTGCGGGCAAATTCGCCTCAGTAAAGAGATTTGACGCACTGTCGTTCTCGTTTCTGAATATAATCCCATACCGAATAGGCATTGTGCCAGCGTATGGTAAAGTACAAATAAAAGGAAATTACTGAGGAAATAAATATCGGTTCCGAGGATAAGCTTATGCTACCCCCAGTCCCTGTGTTATGTCTCTGTTCAATACCAATGAGGGAATTGTCCCTACTAAGATTAATCACAGATCATGAAAACGATCTTTGACAATCCCATTGGATAAATTAAAAATTTACAAGATATAGTACAGTGGCTGCGTCGACGGAAGAACTTGTCGATCCGACCCGCCATGTGGTTTTATGAAACCCACCTCTAATAGCCTAGTTCTAAGCTATTGATCCTGAGGTGCCTCTTACCAGCTGC